CGCTGCCGTCGCCGAGCAGCAGCGAAAAATCGTGCGTGGTATGGAACACCAAGTGCTCCCAGCTTCAGGCGCCGGACGCCGGCACACGCAGCAGCACGACGCGGGCGGTGCTGTCCGCAGCCAGCGCCGGCAGCACCGCGATCCCGACCTGGAAGTTGCCGGTCGCCGTGGTGGTGATGCGGCGGTTGGTATTGTCCCAGAACACCCGGGCGCCGGCACTGATCGCCAGCGACGGCTCCTTGGTGATGTCGAACACGCCCTTGGTGGCGATCTCGATCACCGCGTTCTGGGCGCCGTCGACCGCGGCGACCCCGAACAGGGCGCCGACCAGCATGCCCTGGCCGGAGGTGACGCCGCCGGCATAGGGCACCGCGGCCGCCAGGCTGTCGCCAGGCTGGATGAAGTTGCGCATGAAAAATCTCCAGAAACGCAGAAGCCGCCCGAAGGCGGCTCCTGCGTGGTTGCGATCGGGTAGAGATGCGGCTGATCAGGTTCCCGGATTGAACCAAGCGCCGCGGTAGTCGATGGCGCCGACGCCGAAGTCGAAGATCACGCTGACCTCGACGCCATCGACGCCGGAGACGGGCCCGGTGGTGACCTGCGGCCCCTCGGCGCCGTTGAGGTAGCCGTAGACGTAGACCGGCGTGGCCAGGGGATCGGCGAACAGGTACCAGCGGTTGGCCGGGATCAGCGGCTCGACCAGCGGCTGGATGAAGCCGGCATAGACGTTGGCGTTGCTGGTCTGGGTGGCCGAGACGGCTACGGTCAGCTGGCGGGCCGGCAGTTCCTGGTTGGGCCCGACCAGCAGGCGCATCGCGGAACCGAGCGCGATCGGCAGGCCGTCGAGCGTGCGCTGGCGCATCACGGCGGCGCGGCCCGTGGCGACATTGGCGAGATCGAGCGCGGTGCCCGCCGCCGCCTTGTTGGCGCGTGCCGCCGCGGTCGCGAACACCGCGGCACTTCCGGTCACCAGCGTCGGGCCATCGCCGCTGGCGCTGTTGAGCAGGGCATAGGCAGTGGCGTTCTCGAAGTCGGCGACCCGGCGGCCGATCGCAGCGGCGAAGTCGGTGAAGGCGCCGAGATCGTCATTCACCAGCATCGGCCGCGTGACCCGGATGCGGCGAGCGAAGGTCTGGAGCAGGACGATCTCCTGGCTCTCGGACATGGTGCCGGCCTGGATTTCGCCGTTCTCGGCCAGCGGCAGGAGCGTCGGGAAGTCGCCGACGCGCAGGTGCCGGTGCGGCTTGAAGTCGCGGAAGTCGCGCCGCAGGAAGATTTCGCGGTAGGTCGGCCGGGCGGGCTGGTAGGCGGCCAGCAGCATCTTGTTGGCGGCGGCCGAGAGCAGCAGCGGGAAGTCGGACGTGGTGTGGAAGGCGCGCTCGGCCAGCTGGACCGGATTGCGCGGGACGTTCCGCTCGCCCCGGCGGCGCAGCAGCTCGGCGACCATATCGGACGGGCGCCAGCCCATGAACTCGGCATGGCGGCCAGACCCCTTCGGCTGGTAGCCAGGCATGGAACGCGCCGCGAGCGCCTCGGCCATGGCATCGACCAGCACGGCCGGATCGTCGTTCGCGGGTCCGGTCTCAGGGCGTGCCGGCAGGCTGGGTCGTGCCGCGCTGCCGGTGAAGGCCTCCCACAGGCGGGCGCGCAGCACCTCGGCCGAGACGCGCTCGCGGATGGCGGCCTGGCGCAGTGTGCCAACCACCTCGTCGGCGAGCAGGCCGCGGGCGGCCGCGAGCACGGGCTCGTAGCTGGCGATGCGCTCGGCGGTGGCACGCTCGGCCTCGGCGCGGATCGCATCGAGATCTGGCGGGGGTGCCGGCGGGGCGACGGGCGCAGGCTGCGCCGGCGTAGCGGTCGGGGGCGCGTCGGCAGTCGGAGCAGTCTCGGGCGGGGAGTTCTCGGGCATGGAAGCATCCTCTGGCAGGGCAGGTTCGGTTGCGGTGGTGTGGGCGCCCTGGCTCCCCTCACCGCGAATGGCAGCTTCCGGGTCGATCGGCACCGGCACGATGGAGATCTCGAAGGGTTCCCAGTCCACAGCACGGTGGACGGTCCCGCCGGTCGCCGGGTCGGGCGTCGGTTCGTAGCGATGCACGCGGTAGCCGACGCTGACGGCGCGCAACGTGCCGTCGGAAATGCGCTGCCAGACCGGCTCGACGTCGCCGGCGCTGCTGAACTGGAGCGTGGCGTAGCCCCGGCCGCGCTCGAGGCGGGCAGCGACCACGCGGCCAAGCACGTCGCGCGCATCGCCACGGCGGTGGGTGTTCAGCACCGGCGCGTTGCCGGAGCGGAGCGCATCCATGCGCACCGCGTTCGGCGACATCTCCAGCTCCTCGGTGATCAGGCCCAGGCTCTGGACGTAGTTCCGTGCACGGGCGCCGGTGGACCAGACCACCTCGACGGTGTGCGCGCCGCGATCGACGGTGGCAGGGGCTGCGATGGCGCGGTGTGCAACGAGAGGGCCAACAGCATGTGCCGGCGCGGGATCGCTCCCGCCCGGGTCAGAAGTCTCGGTCATGATCAACCCTGTTGTGATGTCTCGCGGGGGATCGCGGCAGCGCCGGTGTCGGCGATCTCGCCGGCGGGTGTTGGCGTCAGTCCTGGCTTGCCGCGAAGGCGCAGTGTGCCTGCGAGGGATGCCAGCGGCCGAGCCGGACTCGTCTCGCCACATGACTGCGGTGATCTTCTGGATCCCGTGGAACCTTGCGCTTGTGCCGCATGCGATTGCAGTAAATGCAGGCTGCCACGATGTTGTCCGACCTATCCGAACCGCCGTCCGATCGGGCTTTCAGATGTTCGGCGGTGCAGCAGAAGCGCCGCGCAAGTCGTACCGTTAGACCATGTCGTTGCGCAAAGGGGGTGGGGTCCCTGTGCCACATGGGAAAGCCACAGTACCAGCACCGAAAGTGCTGGCGCTGAGCAGCCAGATCGCGATGCCTCCGAAGTGACGTCGAGCACATGCGTGTCTCTACCGATTCATCGCCTTGGCGCTTTCGGCTGTCCGGTTGCCGTCCGCTATGTCCTGCCCGTTCTAAACAGAGTCCTAAGTGCAGCCCGTCCATCGAGGGCTGATCCATGACGTTCTTGCCGATGGCGACACCATGGCGGATCGTCGGGGCAAGCGAACGTGTCACCGCAAGTCCGATGCCCGACAGACGCCGAGACTTGGGCGCCGCTACACGTTGGCGTCGTGCGCTCGCGCTTGGTCCGGCTCGCGCGGCGGTGCCGCAGCCCCCGTGGCGGCGATCTCCACCGCCGCCATCTGCGCGGCATCCTGCGCGCTACCGGACTTGGCGACGCGGCGCGGGTCGGTGTCGAGCGACAGGCCCGCATCGTCGAGCAGCGAATTCGCCTCGCGGATCATCTCGACCGCCTGGCGGAAGTCGTACCCGAAGGCGCCGGCGGCCTCCGGCTGCGGCACGAACCCCGCGCGCACCTGGGCGATCAGCGCCGTCGTGTCCTTCAGCGGATCGATCATCTCGTGCGCCGGCGGCACGTGGCTGACATCGACGGGCAGTTCCGCACCCCACAGCCCCAGCAGCGCGCCCTGCCCGTGGAAGCGCTCGGCGATAGGGCGAACCAGCATCGGGATCAGCATGCCGTACTGCACCTGCTCGCAGAGCCGGCGGAACTCGATCTTGCCGGCGCGGAGCGACGAGTAGTTGGCCTGCGTCAGGTCGCCAGACACCTGGTCGTAGGTCAGGCCTGCACCGACCGCGGCGGCCTCAAGGGCTCGTTTCGCGAAGGCGGCGTGGCTGCCGCCGCCAGACGGGTTCACCACCTCGACGCTACCCATGCCGCGGCGGTACAGGATCATGCCCGGCTCAAAGGATTCGACCGTGCGGCCCTGCGCATCGCGCAGCAGGCCGCCGGCGGGGCCCGTGAGTGTCTCCTCCCCCTCCTCGGTCACGACAGCGGCCAGGCATGCCTCAATCTTGGCCTTCATCAGCAGGGCGGCCTCGTAGTCGCCGAGGTCCCTGAGGCGCAGCAGCACGGGCGCCAGCCAGGACACGTCGCGCAGCTGGCCGGGACGGCGCTTGCGGTAGATGTGGAGCACGTCACTCGCGGGGATGCGCTCGCTGGTGAGCCAGGTGGCGCCGGGCAACAGCCAGGACGCGCCGGGATGCACGCGGTGGAGCCAGTAGCCGACCGGCTCGCCAGCCTCGCCCAGCGCGATACCCTGGATCGTGGGCGCACCCTCCACCATGCCGGTGCGCGCGGTGTCCAGATGGTCGCTCTCCAGCACCTGCAGGCGCAGCCCGACCGGGTTGGCCGGTGTTGGTGGCGTCAGCAGCAGGCGAAGGAAGCATTCGCCGCTTTCGACCACGGCGCGCATCGCCAGCGCCTGGAGGCCGTAGAGATCGAGCTTTGCTTCGGCATCGCAGGCTGTGCTGTCCGCCCAGCGGCGCCAGGCGTCGGTGTGCGGCTTGTCCGGCCAGCGGGTGGTGATACCGGCGCCGACAGCGTTGCCGGTCCAGAGATCGACGATGCGTGTGGCGTACGGATCGTTGCGGACCGCGTCGCGGGCGCGGCGTGCGACGGTGGCCGCGGCGGCGCCCACCTCCGCCGTGGCGCTGCCGCCAGACGGCGCCCACTGCGCCGACGAGCGGACGTCCTGTGCGGCGGCGTAGCCGCGGAAGGCCTGCCAGGCGTCGCGCAGGCGACCCATCACCTGGTTCCCCGGGGCGTGGCCCCGCCACCTGGCGAGAAGCTGGCCAGGGTGATGCTGGGCCGTCGCACCGCGTTGTT